TGCCTCCACACTGTTGGAGTCCTTCTTGTTCTACTCGGGCTTCTACCTACCGATGTACTGGTCTTCCAGGGCAAAGCTAACCAACACCGCTGACCTAATTCGCCTAATCATTCGCGATGAGGCTGTTCACGGTTACTACATCGGCTATAAGTTCCAGCTTGCCTATAACGAGTCCACTCCCGAGCGTCAAGCAGAGCTTAAGCAGTACACCTACGACCTACTTCTCGAACTTTATGAAAACGAGATCAAGTACACCGCAGATCTTTATGACGAGAAGGGTCTAACCGAAGATGTCAAGAAGTTCCTACACTACAACGCAAACAAGGCACTGATGAACTTAGGCTTTGAGGCGTTGTTTCCTAAGGATGTCTGTAACGTAAACCCGGCAATCCTTGCTGCTTTGTCGCCTAACGCTGATGAGAACCACGACTTCTTCTCTGGGTCTGGTTCGAGCTACGTTATTGGCAAGCACGAGTCAACCACTGACGACGACTGGGACTTCTAAGGAGGGATCATGGACGACTGCAACTGCGAAAACTGCCAGTGCGGAACTAAGAAGTAAGAAATATCTATGCCTACATATTCTTATAAATGTGAGAACGGCCACGAGTATGAAGAGATCCGTGGGATGTCCGAAGAGCCTAAGTGCTCGACTTGCGCTGAAGAGGGGTGTGGCACTAAACTAGTGCGTATATTCACCGCCCCTACCATCACTTTTAATGGTACGGGGTTTAATACAAGTAGAGGGTAGATATGCAACAAGTTCCAAGAAATCGTTCCATAGATATCCCGAGATTTGTATTAGAAGGAGAACCTGCCTGTGCTTCTGTTGATCCTGAACTATTTTTCCCTCAGGAAGTAGAAGATGTTGGTGGAAGGCTTTCTGCAAGATACACTAATTTAAGTATGGCAAAAAGCATCTGCGGATCTTGTCCGCTGAAAAATCCTTGTTTAATATATGCATTAAATAACACAGAGGTCGGTGTCTGGGGTGGAACTACCGAATCACAGAGAGAAATCCTAAGAAAAAATCAAAGAGCCTTTGTGTTCCGTAGGCAGCCAACTCCCCTATACACGTAGCTGATACAATAGAAATGCCTGGGAGAGGCAATTAATTTATCTATCCTAGGAGTAATAATGGGAGTATTTGCTGAAGTATTTCGCAGAACTTTTGCACTAGTAATTCTTCGCGTAAGTGGAACGTTTGCTGGTGGTTCTATCGCCGGAGTTGAACTCTGGCAAGCAGGCGCTATGGCCGCATTCATCGGTGTAATGGACGTTGCAGAGAGCCTGTCACGTGCTTACATGATCGATGGCAAGCTAGACCTGCAAGAGATTAACACTGCATTTGGTGGCGCAGCTCAGGAAGACAGTGATCCTTCATTGGCTACAGAGTCTGACGAAGGCACCAAAAAAGCCGTCTAATTTAAAATAGTAAACGCCCCTACTGGACAATCGCTCTGGTAGGGGCTATTATTTTGCTATGCAAGATTTTACAAAGTGGCACACAATCTGCGCTATATCTAGTGATAAAGCGACTGGTCTATGAAGATTGGTAGTTTATTTAGTGGATATGGCGGGCTAGACTTAGCCGTAAGTCGTCTAACTGGTGCAGAAGTTGTTTGGCACTGTGAATGGGATGATGCTCCATCAAAAATTCTAGAAAAACACTTTTCGGGTATTCCCAACTATCGAGATGTTTCTAAGGTTGACTTTACTAAAGTTGAACCTGTAGATATTCTTACTGGCGGATTTCCATGCCAAGACCTATCGCTCGCTGGTAGAAGGGCTGGTCTGGAGCATGGAACGCGATCCGGGCTGTGGTCAGAGTTTGCCAGAGCAATCGACGAGATAAACCCAAAACTAGTTTTAATTGAAAATGTAAGAGGACTACTAAGTGCAAAAGCGAACAATGGTATGGAATACTCAGAAGAAGACATGGGAGTACTCAACGGAAGATCGCCTATTCGGGCAATGGGAGCCGTTCTTGGGGACTTGGCCGACCTCGGGTATGATGCAAGATGGACAGGCATACGAGCTGCAGATGCAGGAGCACCTCACAACCGATTCAGAGTTTTTATCATTGCCCACCCCAACAACGCAAGATGGCAAGAACACGGCAGGGCCGAGTCAGTTTGATAGAAACACTAAGCCATTGAATGTTGAGGCTGTGATTCTTATGCGAACCCCCCAAGTAGATGACAGCAAAAACACCGGTCACAATCAAGACCGCAGAAGCACTTTGGCAAGCCAAGTTTGGGAGACAGAGCGCAAAACCAATTGGGGCAAGTTTGAGCCAGCAATTCGCCGATGGGAAGAAGTCCTTGGTAGACCTGCTCCAGCCCCGACTAAGCCGGACGGTAAAGATGGAGCTCATAGATTGTCGAGCTCTTTCACGGAATGGATGATGGGGCTCGAGTCTGGCTGGGTCACGGATGCTGGCTTGACTCGTAATCAAGAACTCAAAGCCTGCGGCAATGGGGTAGTACCTCAGCAAGCTGAGATGGCCCTTAGGATTTTACTTGAAAGCATTTCTCCAGATTGGCGTGAAATGCTAGAAGAAACTAATGTAGTAAGAACTAGCGACACAAAGAAAGAAGAATAATGACTAAAGGTAAAGGTGAAGCCTCGGCTCCAAGTGCTACTAATCGGGGAATTGATGTTTAACCCGAAAAAGCCAAAAGAAGAGCAAATTCTTAATGCTCTTTGTGAACTCCATGGGTCTGATAAAGGATTTATTGCAGATTCCGAGGGGTCGAGGCCATACACCCATGAGCCACACACTTACACAAGAGTATACGCCGATCTTTTTTCTGAGCACAAAAATGAAGAACTAATTGTATTCGAGTGCGGTATTGGAACTAATAATCCAAACTTAGTGTCTTCGATGGGAGTTAATGGCAAACCTGGGGCGTCTTTACGGGTTTGGAGGGACTATTTCCCGAAGTCGACTATATATGGTGTCGATATTGATAGCAAAACTCTTTTTACAGAGGATCGAATCTTTACTGAATATATGGACCAGACTAATCCCGAGTCGATCAAGACATTTTGGGATAAATATAACATATATCCAAATATTATTATTGATGATGGGCTACATAAATTTAGTGCAGGTATAACTCTATTTGAAAATTCTTTTAACAGATTGACACCTGGCGGTGTTTACATTATTGAAGATGTTCAGGTAGCTGACTTATATAAGTATGTCGAGTATTTTGGCACGACTTCTTTAGATGTTAGATATGTATCTCTATCTAGACCAAATACGCGTCTTGTAGATAACAGTTTAGTAATAGTCTATAAAGATTGATAATTGATATATAGTTAATCTACATCGCGGAGTAGGGCAGCTCGGTAGCCCGCTAGGCTCATAACCTAGAGGTCGCAGGTTCAAATCCTGCCTCCGCAACTCAGTAAACAAGGAAGAGATAATGGCAAAAGGTAAAGGTGGAGCTCCAGCTCCAGTTAAGAACACTTCTGGTGCAGACCGCAAGAACGGTAAGGCCAAGAAGAAGCGTCCAAAGATCTTCGATGCTATCAAGCGTCGACTAGTTACTGAAACTAAGTAGCTACCGTCCTCTCTAGCTCAATTGGCAGAGCAACTCCCCGTTAAGGAGCTGGTTCTTGGTTCGAATCCAGGGAGGGGAGCTATACTGTTTCTATAACTAAATAACCCCTAGGGGGTGCGTAGTTTCGACGGTAGGTTGGAACTTGAAGAAGCGTGTAGAGAATCCTGTACCTCTTGAATCGGGAAAAGCAATAACTGCAAACTCACGTTCTGCATTCGCACTAGCAGCCTGATAGCCGCTTAGTGCACCTCCGGTAGCAGTAGTTCTAGCTGGGCACCGCAGGATTTAAATAAATAGAACAAAAACGTCTGCAGGACGTAAAACTGCAAGGTAGTTGTTAGATCGGCCTACAGATCTATCAGGCTGTCAGATTCGCCTAAAGAACTGACTACACACGTAGAAGAGCGAGGAAAAACGCTATCGGACACGGGGTGCGACTCCCCGTCACCTCCACTAAGTCCTGTCTAAGTTTTCATACTTGGACAGGATTTCTTTTGCCCAAATAACTAGATCTGATGGTCGTTGACCGCTTGGTTGTGCCGTCACCCAGAGCTCTAAATTTTCTGGTCTATTGTCATCTTTTACGCCATTCTTATGGTGGACTGTCTCGCCTGGATATAAGAGTCTCCCGAGTGCCTCTTCCATAGTCAAAATGTGTTCAAATACGTACCCTGAGTTGGCAGCAGCCCTTGGGTGGTTCGGAGCTCTTTTTAGTATGTAGCCTTTTTTATGCCTAGTAAGTCCACCTGTCCATCGTGGATTACTTTCCCCGGAATAGCTAAACAAATCTTTGGCGCACTTTGAGCAGACGGTGGAGTCCGGGCGCATAAGATTTCCGCATTGGCACGGTATCTTTTTATCTATATGCCTGCATTTAGGGCATTTTTTATGTCTGCTGCTGGGGGTAAAATCCTCTGAACAGCTACTGCATACCTTCATTCTTAAATTTTACCATGTATTGTCCACAGTTATTAGTTCAATTCCAGCCAGGTCCACTACTCCCCGTACTCTTTTGTTAGATCTTCCCAGTCGTTTCTGCTGTATGTAACGTCAGACGGGTAGTTTCTAAAGAAGATAATTACGTTAATCCTTTTACCTGCTAGCACTGTTCGTACCCCGTGCAGGTTTTCTGCGTTACCTCTAAACATAATTAGATCGCCGGCCTCCAATTTAACTTGAACGCCTTTGTGCTCAAAATAGAACTCTCCACCCTCGTAGTCGCTATTGAGCATCAGTACAGCTGAGTAGTGCTCTTCAATGTCTGGCTTGCCTGGATACTTATCTCCGTCATCGTCATGAGCGTGGTTAATTGCTCCGGTGTCCATAACGTTGCCAAACAGCCGCTTAAGCTCAAAGCGGTCGTAGTTCATCTCGTAGTTTTTAGTAAAAGTCTCGTGACAAATATCTACAGCTCTGCGCAGGCAATCGAAGCGTTGATCTTCCTTGTCATGGAATCCGGTCATAACTGGCCCAGCGTGCATATAGTGCGGCCGTAGGTCGGGAGTCAGGTTGTCCATGGTGTAAGAAACTAAGAACTCTAGCTCTTCTTCGTTGAGCACGTTCTTCTCTAAGTAGTAAAGATCTGGCATGTAATTAGCATACAACTATGCAATATGTCTGTGTTCCCTAAAGCTTAAGGTACTAAATATACCATACGGACAAGCGCTATTTTGCTGGTTAATGTACAAAAGGTAGTGTACAAAAACGTCATACAAACTTAGACCTAAGATTGTACGATTATATTAGATTTTAAACAGCGCCGTCGGGAATTTCCATCATGTGTATTCCCCTAAAGGCTGTAGTTACATATCTAGTCCCTGAAATAACCTTTTTTGTTCCATGTTTAACTGTATGGGGATGAAACACGACCATGCCGGGTTCTGGCTTCAGCTCTAAAAATATTTCGTCATCGCTATTTCTATAGTACAGCTCCCCACCCTCGAAATTATTATTTAAATAAAAAACTATTCCATACTCTTTTGTATCAAAGTGCTCCTCCATGTTCTCCCCCTCTTTCCACTCTGTTATGTTGTAAAACTGGATTCCAGAATCGTATGGGTCCACTATGGTTGGTGGTTTTTGATTAGATATTTCTATGTATTCCAAAAAAGCTTGATTGATTAGAGGTTGTATTTTATAGAAATATTTGTAATCGGAAAAGACAGTAATTTGTTTATCGGCCCAGTAGGGCTGGGGGGAGACTAACTGTTTCAGTGTTTTTCTAGATTCAATGGCAATATCTACTAAGGATTTACAGTCTTCTTCAGAAAGTATCCCTCTAGCAACTCCTATAGGAGGATTGTTCCAGATTAGTTCTACTGCCATGTAAACTATTTTAGTATATGATTACGTTATGTACAAATACCTAAATAGCACCAGTGACCTAGGGCAAGAGTCTTATGTATTGACCACCCTAAAAGAGCAAAAAAATGGATATTATGTGGAGCTCGGCAGCGGAGATCCCATATCTGGAAGCAACACTCTTCTGCTTGAAAGGAAGTATGGTTGGACGGGGTTAGCACTAGAACTTAATAAGCATTTAGCTGAAGAGTATAACTCTCAGAGGGCAAATAAATGTGTTGCAGCAGATGCTCTCACTTTTAACTATGAAGCTTACTTTGAAGAAAACAACTTCCCTAAAGAGATTGATTACTTGCAGATAGATATCGATGGGCATGATGAGGGCAGATGCTTACTTGCTTTACTTGCACTTCCAATGCTTAAGTACAGATTTAAAGTCATCACGATAGAGCATGACCTAGTTGTAAACTTTAAAAGGGAGCCAATGAGAAATGCTCAGAGGGAAATTCTACATAGTTTGGGATATACATTAACGGCTCAGTTGGATGGGGAAGACTGGTGGGTAGACAAAAACTTAATCCCCCTAGAAAAAGATGAGCAGCTGCCAACTTATATGAGAAACCCCTATTTTTATGGGGAAAGATAGTCTGAAGTTATGGACGCCCCTATTAAAGTGGTAAAGCACTTCGTTTCCGAGGAAGAGCTGCAGGAAATGATCAAGTATATTGACCTGCTTGAGGAAACCATGGGGGATAAATTCATTAAATGGCAAGACAGTAGACGGTTGGCACTCCAGTTTGGAGTTGACTATATCCACGAAAAGAGCTCTCACCCTGACCTAGAACTCCTGGGTGACAGTAAGGAGTGGGTACAAGACTATTTCTCCAAGGTTATTGAGACCATAAGAACATTGTTTGATGTGCCTGACGAGCTATACATGTCTTCGTTTTGGTTTGCTAAGCAGTACTCTGGCGCAGTTGTTGGCCCACATGAGGATACCGACAGTGGATATAACATGCACTATAAGTACAGCGGAGTCTTGTATCTAAACACCATGACAGATGGCGGAGAGCTGTTTTTTGACCAGTATGACCACTACCACAAGCCCGAAGCTGGCGACTTAGTGTTGTTCCCGTCTCAGGGTACTGGCATGCATAGAGTAGATAGGATCTCTGAGACAAGGTATTCGCTAGTGTTTTGGACTACAGACATAGAGTCAAAGGGGATTCCAAAGTGATAGACGCCCCTACTAAAGCTTTACTCTACGCGCGAGTCTCTACTGCAATGCAGGTGGAGGATGGCGTGTCGATGGACGTGCAAGAGCGCACCTTGAGACAGGCCGGGGAGATGTATGGGTTTACTGAGTCGGAGTTAGTGAAGGAAGAGGGGCGCTCCGGTAAGAACGTGTCTGGTAGGCCCAAGTTGATAGACGCCCTTAAGCGGTTAGACGCTGGTGACGCAGACGCCCTTATTGTTACCAGGATTGACAGACTTGCAAGATCAACTAAAGACTTTCTTGACATTGTGGACAGAGCTGGTAAGAATGGGTGGAGGCTCATTATGCTGGACCTAAACTTAGACACATCTACATATCAAGGAAGATTCGTGGTTACAATTATGTCGGCGCTCGCAGAGATGGAACGAGGCATCATTGCAGAGCGTGCTAAGGACATTCACAAGGATCGGCGAGAGCAGGGATTGGTCTGGGGACAAGACTTGGGCCCTAAGATGGTAATCTCGGCAGAGGTCAGAGAACAGGTATTGGCAAGAAGAGGGGCGGGTATGTCGTATAAATCAATTGCAGACACGCTCAATCAGCAAGGAATACAATCAGCTAGGGGCGGTTCTTGGTATGCTTCCAGCGTGAAGAATATCGTAGACGCCCTTATTGGAGAGGAAGATGATGGCGAGAAAGCGTAAGTCGGGGGAGCCATCGGCACCGAGACCTAATGCGGAGTGGGAATACACCTCTGAGCTGCAGATCAATGGGAGGAACGTTACTCCTGGCACAGAGTTAAAGATCACTGGTGAGCGTGGACGCTATAGGTTTATGCGAGTTGTTCGGACTCCTGAGGGGAAAGAGTGGATCGATGTGTGGGGCGGCCCTAAAGGGTCTGAGCAGTGGAGAAGTTTTAGGCAAGACAGGGTTCGACGGGTCCACTATAAAAATCAAACAGTTGGAAACTTAGCCGCTGAGTATAAACAAAAGCAGGCCGACAAGAAAGCAGAGCTGGAAGATGAGCAGTAAGAAAACTTGCTTGGTCTTGGCAGCAGATGAGCACGTGCTGGATTATGCAAAGACTTTACTGAAAAGCGTAAGCGCGAACTACCACGGCATAGAGAACTTAAAGGTCTTCCTGCTATCCCCTGAAAGGGTGCACTCTCGTCAGGCAGAGTTCTCTTTTCACAACTTAGACGTGGAGTTTGCATATCCCAAAGGCGTAAGACCCCATGAAGAGGATGGCTTTATCGGAAAGATGTACAAAAATAAGCACTTTACTGGAACATCGATATACCGCTACTACGTCGGAAGTGTGTGCTCTGAGTACGAAAAAGCTGTCTACATAGACGTCGACTGCATAATTGTTAGAGACATCCAACCACTTCTTGATCATGAATTAATAAACGCCCCTATTGCTGCTTTCCCTGAAATGCATCTGACGTATTCAGATAATCCTACGTTTAAGAACACTGCAGTGTTTAATAGTGGTGTTATGGTAATTAACTTGGACTACTTTAGAGAAAATAACATCGAAGGTGTGCTGATGGAGACATCTAGAACAATGACTGACTGGGTTGGGTACGCTGATCAAGACGTATTTAATGCAGTTTTTAAGAATAATTGGTCTGTGTTGTCTATTGATTTTAACTATTTGGTAAACATATACCCGGGCGTGGCCGTCCCTAATCCGCTTGTTGTGCACTTTGCTGGTCACAATAAGCCGTGGAAGTCCTCGACCCCTAACACTAAGTGGAAGCAGCTCTGGGAGACATATCACGCTGCTAAGATCTAACCATGAATAAGCCACACTACGACGTACTAATTGCCACCCCCGGCAAGATGGTGCACGCTGAATATGCAAGTAGCCTAGTTGACACGATTAGGTGGCTTGAGTCCGAGAAGCTAACCTATAAGTTCCTCAACAAGCAGGGATCGCTAATCTCCAGCACTCGAGAATCGACAGCTCTAGACTCTTATGTGCCCAACTGGGAGACCCGCGAAGTTGGCGGCGGGGCATATACATATGGCAAGATCTTTTGGATTGACTCGGACATCGAATGGACTGTTGAATCTTTTAAAACAATATACGAAAGCGACCTGGACATTGTCGGCGGGCTGTATCAAACGTCACCGGACGGCAGAGTTGCTGTTGCCTTCTATGACGGAGCCGGACAGCCAACCGTGGTTCGCGAGCAGGATTTCATCATGCTGGACCCGGAGCCGCAAGAGTGTTATGGAGTTGGCTTTGGGTTTGTTGCAATGAAGAGTGGAGTCTTTGAGAAGTGTGATCGGCCTTGGTTCTTGATGGAAAGAATTAAGTGGGCGCACATGGACTTTGAATTGAACATCGGTGAAGACTACTCATTCTGTGTAAACGCAAGACGTAACGGTATACTTACTTACGTTGATCCAACGGTTAAGGTGAAACACCACAAGGAGATTGTCTACGAGATTAGGTAGACATGCTCGAACCACAAAGAGGAGTGTCATGGCTGGAAGTGTTACGGTAATCACGCCTACTATCGGTGGACCTGAATTAGTAGACGCCCTTATTAGTGTGGCAAACCAAGACTACGAAGGTGACGTTACACACCTTGTTGTGGTTGATGGCAAGGAGCATTTAAGTAAAGTTGCTGCAGCCATCGAGATTTCTGGTATATACCCGACGCTGCTAGTTTTACCTGAGAATACTGGGTTTGATGGCTGGAACGGGCACAGAATCTATGCCTCGATTCCGGTACTGGTCAACACCGATTACATATCCTTCCTGGACCAAGACAACTGGTATCTACCAAACCACCTGTCAAGCAATATTAAAGTTATCGAAGAGAACAACATTCGTCTGTCCTACTCGCTCAGAAGTATTTACAGCAAGACTAAAGAGTATTTGTGCGATGACAACTGTGAGTCCCTAGGGCTTTGGCCAATATATGGACGCCCTGAGGCTGGATATCTAATTGACACTAGCGCTTATGTTTTTACTGCAGAATTTATACAGCAGACTTGTTCCCTGTGGCGCAAGGGTTGGTCTGTAGATCGAGATTACACTGTCTCAATTAAAGCGATACTAAACGACAACTTTAAGACAACCGGACTGCAGACCTTGTGCTACAGGTTGAATGGCAATCCAGACTCAGTAACTAAGGAATTCTTTGTAGAGGGAAACAAACTGCAAGAGCTTACGTACTCGTCTAAATTCCCTTGGTTGAGAAATTTAGATCCTAAACCTAAAAACTAATCTGTGCAGGACAAGAATGTGGTCAGGCTGCATCTCCAACCGTCTGTAACTTCTAATACTTCATGAGGCATGTCAGATGGAGCAATTACTAGGGTGCCTCTTGTTGGAGTTACTCTTGGTCCGGCATCGTATACTAAGTCTCCTCCAGAAAATTCACTAGGGTCGCTCACATAAAACACTAAAGCAAACTCGTGGCAATCTACGTGATTATTAAACGTATGCCCGATGGAATAAACGTGAATAGGGTCATATGAAACGCTGAGCGGGTGAAAGTTTCGTTTAGGGTTATCTATTGCTTCTAGATAGAGAGTTAACGCGCTTATAGATACTTCTTTTACTTTTTCAACCAAGTCTATAATGTGATCTGGAGCAAATTGTGTGTGGACATTTTTTGTGCCCCAGAAGTCTTTTAATGCTGTGACGTCTCTGACCAAGTTATTGTCTAACTGAATAAAGTTTTTTTCCCCGTAAATATCTTGATGCTCTCTGGTTTGCAAGGTTTCTGCTTTTTTTGCCTCTACAGCATAGTTATGCAAAGTTATGCTATCTTCGTCTGAGATCAAGTTTCGTATGACGGCTACTTTAGTGCCATTTAAAAATTCTAATTCCATTTTGCTATTTTATCATGCGGCATTTAGGCGTTTTGCGGTTTTATACAATCCTGCAAGCGGTATACTGATTATCGTGTTGGTAGTAGTCTGACACCTGCCCTTATAGCTCAACGGTAGAGCGCCGCTCTTGTAAAGCGGAGGTTGTGATCTCGGAATTCACTGGGGGCTCGGGCGGTCGGTATCTGACTATCCAGTTCTTTCTAATCATTTTTCCCGATCAATATTGGCGCTGAATGCTGTTTGGTCCTATACTTAGTAGTCTAGCTTATAAGTAGAAAGAACTAACAATGTCTTTAGCCGAGCACTTTACTGAACACGGCAGCATCGGAATGTATGCATCTGTTGTTTGCACAGATGAAAGCATCTATGAGGGAACCATCATTAGAGAGGTCAGTAACGGTCTATGGTTCAGTGTAGGCAGTAATCCAGACCGAGTAATAATGTTTCCTTGGACCTCCGTAAACCGTGTAGTTCTTAAGAAGGCTGCAGATTTTTAAATGCTGTAAGGGTATTTTTTATACTTCCCTAAGTACTCGCTTAGTTTTTCTTCTGTAATGCTTACTAGAGTCGGGTGGCTAGAAAGATGCTGCTGACAAAAACTTAACCACTCTTTGTAGAAATCTTCGGGAAGACTTTCTTGCTGGTGCGTTGGATAGCACTTTCTTAGAAAGATTTCTTCGATAGACCAAGGCCAAAATACATCGTGATTTATTCGCTTCGCTAGCGCGTCCATATCACTAAGCTTCCAGTTATTGTCTTGATTCTCATAATGGTCCGGCAGTAGGCAGTCATACTTTTTACTTGAAGAATAGCTGGAAGCGTCTTCGTTAATAATTATCAACTTTTCATCTAGACCGTTTGTCGAAATGTATTGGTCTATAACATCGCTACTTACTTCAATAACTGTAACGCTTTTTACTTCCTCTTTTTGGACTAACGCTTTGGCTAGGATTCCAAAACCGAGTCCGGTAATTAAAACATCTCCGTACGCAAGATCAAACTGAGAATGCAGGGTGTCTTTGGAATGCGAAAAATCAGAAGATGTTACCATCCACTGTGCTCCGTCTACATATAAAAAGTAGTGCTTGCTATTTTCTATGTAGCGTATTTCAGTGTTGCCTCGGAAGCCAGGCACTATCTTTGGCATTTCTGCGTTGTAGATTGTCAGCTTTTCTGGCATTTAGATCATTTCTTTGTTAGTGCGTTTTGCTAAATCTTTTGATGAATTTAGTTTATTCTAGATCTGCCTGTGGTAGTCTATGTTCATGAGCCTAAACGATTTTGAGTATGTAGATCACCCTTCAACCTTTTCTACTTTTGAAGAGGGAGATATGGAAATCTTTGAGCTAAGCGTAGCTAAGGCCATTCTCCGTAAGGAGGAGGCCTATCGTGCAATTGACGCGCTTGCGGACTCTACCGGAGAATCTTGGTTTGAACTTGGGGAAAAGCTGGCTGAAAAGAAATTTATGTCTGTACTTGACAAACTTGAAAAGAGTCTGCTAGATTCTGAGGAGGACGCCCTTATGACGATCCACCTAATTAGAAAGATGGTAGAAGAAGAAAATGAGCAAGAATAACGAGCCTACTCCTAACTACTCCAGCGATCAGATTGCTGATATTTACGCAAAGCTAGAGGTTGCAAAGATGCTTATGAAGATGGGCGCTGACATGGCCAAGCAGGCGGAGACTGATATTAAGTTTTATCGCATGACAAACAGTGTTGCTGACGACGAATAGTAGTCGGCGGTGCCTAGGGCAAAAAAGTCAAAAACAGTAGACGCCCCTATTAATGTAGTAGCGGGCGAAGAAAAACTGGTTATGTTTGGGTGGTGCTCTACCAAACAGCACAAAGATTGTGTGATTGAATTTACGGGGCATAAGTGTTCGTGTGAGTGCCACGGGAGCGAGGGTGAAGATGGTCAACTACAAGAAGAAAGCGTTAATCCTGCAGTGCAGTAATTGCAAGGACGTGATTCAGTCTCAGTATAGAAGGCACTTTGCAGCGTGCCACTGCGGAGAAGTGTTTACTGATGGCGGAGATGACTATGCTAAGTATGGAGCCAACCCTGGATTTGACTTTGTAATCTTAAAAGAGTTTGGAGTGCAGATTGAAGAAGTGGATTAACGTCGAGAAGTATGGCCCGACTATTGACCCGAGCAGATTCCTAGGGGCCGTGGTTCACCGTGCACCTAGGTATTTAGGGGTCGAGATCTTCTTTGGTAGGTGTATATACGAGATTTGGATAGGACCTAAAAGATGAACCGAGAAGGCCACTGTCATTTCAAAGGCTGCGAGAAAAGAATCAAGGCCAAAAGGTTGTGTCAATATCACTACTACAAAGAGCTCTACCCTAAGAATAGGGATAGACCGAATGTCTTCCCTAAAAAACACCCTAAGCCCGAGGTCTTGGGTAGCGATATTTGGGACCTAATCGCTAAAGATTTACAGTCGGGTAAGCTTACTATTTAAGTGTTAGAATTATCGAACCTAAGTTAGGAGAGATATGAAGGTACTAGTTAACCGTTGCCCGCACGGCTTCACTCTGTCAGAGGCTCAGAAGGAGCTGTTTCCGGAGCTAAAGACCCACCCAAATATGCAGGTGTCGGATGTTAGCCGCACAGACCCTAGGCTCATTGCGTCCTTTGAGGCTGGGGATAACCGTGGAGATGGCGGATCTTCTCTCGCAATCGTAGAAATTCCAGACAACGCAAAGTTTGTGGTAGTTCCTAGAGGTGGCTATGAGACCCTAGCTTGGACTACCGGAGACATTAACTACGTCTAAAGGTTAGATATGAAAATCAAGAACCCGTATCCTGAGGGCGACCCTAACTACGAAATCTTTATGCAAGGTGTTGCCGCTGAGCGTGCCCGACTCGAGAAGATTATTCTGAGCTATCACCAGATGTTTGGTACTGGAAAAATTGAAGAGTCAACGGCAATGATGGAAATCAGAAATATGTATGACTTTATTGTAGAAAAGAGACAAGTGTAGTGTCGTACGCTGACAAGTTTGATCGTGAGATTGAGCTGGTAGATGTGACCGAAGCTCAGGAGTTAGCGGTAAAGGTAGTTATGAAAGAAGGCGAACTCAAATTTAGAGACGCCCTTATTGAGTCACTTGAAGCTGAGTTGGCTGAAGAAGAGAAGTCCCTGAATCCGGATTGGGTTGATGGAGTGAGATACTGCATTAAGCTAGTTCGTGAGGGAGACTTCAATGTCAACGAGTAATGAAGGTTTAACTTTATATAAGTTCGAGACTCTTGAAAAAGATGGCTTCAATCGAGTCGATTGGATTTGGATTGATGAAGATGGGCTAGCAGATTACTTAAGCTCTGCAACTATCTATCGAGAAGCAACTGAAGAAGAGGTTTATCTCTACGAAGAAGCTTTTAGTTATGGAAAGATGCTCGGGACGGTCGAGACTAGCTATCTAAACCACAACGGTGTGATGTTTAAAATTGATGGTCTTGGAGGAAATTCCCTAGAGGAAGACCTAAAAACCGTCAAGGTTTTTACTTGCGCCAGATGTGATAATCAGAAAGAGTTTGACTCAGACGTAGCAACTTCACATGGGATGTACTTGACTGAATTAAAAGATAATGTCTTGTGGCACGTATGTTATGCCTGTGTGATGCTGCAAACAGAAATAGAGAGTATAGAATTTAACTCTAAAGAAGAGGACTAAAGCATGGACATTGAAGAATTCAAAGAAGCAGCTAAGCCGTTCTATACTGAAACCTTTCAGGTGCTAGTTAAGAAGCAAGCAGATTATGGTCCTAAAAACATCAGCCAGTCCCCTGGTGGACCACTAAACGGTCTTCGTGTTCGTATGCATGACAAACTTTCCCGCATTAATCACTTGATTGATAACGGTGCAACGCCTGAAAACGAAAGTTTGCGAGACTCTTTCCTTGATCTTGCGAACTATAGCACTATTGCAATGATGGTGTTGGACGGCAAATGGCCGGAGAAGTAGAGAAATCTGACGAAGACCTACGTCAAGAAGGCCGCGAAGAGATCTTAGAGTGGCTTAGACAGCGTGAAATTGTGAACTATAGCACAAGAGATGGAAAATATTTCATCTGGAATAGGCACTCTGAACTCTTATTGATTCTCCCCTGGGAACCTAAGGGTCTCAACTAGCTAGTTTTATGCTTTGATAAACTAATTACAAGTTCTGATCAAAGGTTAATTATGACTAATCACCCACCTGCATTTGCCCGTGAAGCTGAAGAGCAAGGCAAATGGAATAGCGGCTTCAAGGCTGGAATTGCTGAAGCTATCCACGAGATGGATATGGCTGTAGAAAAAAGCGAAGATCTAGAGGGTCCCACAAAGCAGTGGGTTGCTGAGTTCTCTGCAAAGCTAAATAAGAAATACTCCTAAGGCTTTCTGATGGGGACTCCGTTCTCTAAAGATGAAATCCCCGGGTTAGTTAACAACTACGTGCACTTTGCGTCCCCGAAGTTCTGGGGAGATCCAGAGTGCGTAAGCGGTAAAGTCAAATATGTTGACTCCTCGAAAGACCCTAAAGTGCTGTACGTGCAACCTTATGGAGTAAGATATTCTGTACGTGTTGATGTTACCTGTTATGACATCGCAGAAAAGATAGAGGAAAATGAGCAGCATTCGAGCCACTGAGAACCAGATGCGTAAGCTCCAGAAGCAGCGCCACCTCTATGACATTCAGATGATGGTTTTGAGTAATCCGCTATTTAAGAACTTAAACAAGCGGGAACAGAAGCAGCTAGTAAAGCTAATCTACAAAGCCGAGATGATCGAGAGCTACATGCGTGATAGGCAGATTCTCCGCGTCAATGAGTCTTTCGATGACATTGTAGAGAACGTAGCTCGAATGCTAGATGACATGAACGATAATGAGCGCCGTGATGGGGATGACGAAGACTATAAATAAAAAGCCCCCGGTTGGAAAGCCGAGGGTTTCTTTATTTAAGCTGGTGTGTCTGGATCTCCACCTGAGTAATCTAGGGTAAAGGTTTGGGTGCTAGGGGTTCCACCATCAACATTGCTTACGTAGGTAGTTGTATCTGGAGCACCTGAGTCGCCACCAATTAATCCAAACTCCGCAAGGATATCTACTACTGCTTCAGTATCAACACCTGCTGCAGAAACCCAGGCGGCTCCATCGTAGACAACAATCTGAGATAGATCGGTCCTAAAGAAAAGGTCTCCAGAACTGCCTGTTGCAGGATTGGACGTACCCGAAGGCAGTCCTACTGGAGTTAAAAATTTCTTGGCCACTAGCTTGGATTCTCTCTACTTAGTACTTGTTGCTCTGGATTGCTCCACGCAAAGCTGCAATACTCTGTGGACCCCAAGTGCCGCCAATGCGACCCTCGTAACCTGCACGAGCAACTAGCCTACGCTGGACGCCCTTATAGGTGTTAGGACCTGGAACGCCATCAACTGCACCTGCATATCCGAAGGAAGCAATTGAACGCTGAACTGCTGCCCATGTAATCTTACCTGGATCTCCGTCAACTGCGCCTGAGTAACCGTGATCGCGCTGGAGGATGGTCTGGAACTTCTTCCAGTCTTCAACGGTCAGCTCCTTAGCAGAGTCTGCAACTAGAGGCTTTACTTCTGTCTTCTCTACTGGCTTCTCGGCAGGAGCTGCTGGACGCTTTGCAACTGGAGGCTTAGCGATGATTTCCTTAGCTTCCTTCTTGGTTGGCTTTGCAGCAACATCGCCGCCATTGGCAATGATTGCCTTTTTTAGGTCAGCCTTTGATGTAGTTGGGCCAAAGACGTCCTTAACGCCCTTGCCTAGAGTTGCGTGCAAATGTGCCCCGCTCGAGGCGCTGCCGCTGTTTCCGATCGCCATGCCGTGGGAAACGTCGCCAGCCTTTAGCTTGTCGCCAACCTCTACTGCAAGTGCTAGGTCAGCATCGTGAGCTCCGTTGCAGTTGATGCCGCACTTCTTGCAAGCAAGGTGGCAGTAACCGATGTACCAGATGTTACCCTTCTTGTCTGCAGCGGACTGAACTACAACCCAGCCGAGAATCTTGCTGAACTGAATAAGCTTTACTGTGCCATCAGCGATGGCAGGAATTAGGGTCTTGCCCTTGTTTGATCCACCTGGTGCCCAGTCGGTACCAGAATGGGGCTGCATCTTGTTCTTACGTCGGTAGTCCGAAAGTGTTCCGTACTCGCCGGTAATTGACTTCTCTGGAAATGGCATTACCCAAGACATTTGTCTTTCCTTCCAATTCTTTGTTTAGTGGGATAAATCTGTACTTTAATTTTACCGCGAGTACCTAAGAGCGAGTTTTTCTTTGGCTGCTCTGTGGCATCTAGCGTTTATGTAACTGCGTTGGTAGGACTGGAACTGGTTGATTCTGTATTGATAGTCGGCAACGCGCGGAAACGGGGTGTGCTTAGATCGGACTGGACGCTTACCATAGTAGGCCCTTGCGGCAGAATATGCTTCTTGTCTTAAGGCTTTCGTCTCTGCTTGGAAGAAGTACACCAAGTAGAGGAATAGGCGGGAGAGTCCTCTCATGGAGCTAATTTTACCGCAGAATTAAGATAGCGATTCGGCTATGTAATCTTCTAGCTTCAGTTTCGGAGCCCAGCCTAAGAGTTCTCTTGCTTTAGAGTTATCTGCCAGAGTCTCTCTTGCCTCCCCTGGGCGGGCTGGTAGGTGCTGGTGGGAGTCAGAAATTAGTCTAGCTACCTGATTTATCGAATAATTATGACCTGCACCTATATTAAAGATCTCGCCTTTGAGTTCGCCTTGGCAGTTCATCGCGGCAATGTTTGCCTCAACGATGTCGTAAACGTGCGTAAAGTCGCGTCTTTGCTCGCCATCGCCAACAATAGTTAAAGGCTGACCTGCTGCTTGTTGCTGAAGGAACTTTTTAACAACGGTTGTGTATTCACCAAACTCGGACTCTCTTGGACCGTAAACATTAAAGTAACGAAGACTGGCTGTCTCTAGTCCATAAAGTTCTGAGTAAACCTTACATAGCTGTTCGCCTGCTAGCTTGGATACTGCATAGGGGCTGAGAGGCTTCGGGCACATGTCTTCAGTGTGCGGGGGCTGGTGAGACCCATATACGGATGAAGTCATTGAATAGATAACGCGCTTTACGCCAGCTTCCTTGGAGAGCTGTAAAACTTTAGCAGTGGCATTTACGTTATTTATAATGCTGTCTTGTGGGTCGTGTATTGAGGGCTGAACCCTAGCTTGACCTGCAACGTGAAAAACATAATCAACGTCTTTATAGCTGTCCACTGTGTGGGTTCTATCATTTATATTGACAAGTCTGCCTACAGCATTTGGGTTTAGTTTGGGCTTAGTGTCTACGCTTATTACGTTGTGACCTAGCTCGATTAGTCTGTCGACAAGATGCGACCCAATAAAACCGGAACCACCGGTAACTAAAACTTTAGACATAAAGAGTAGCTTATCAGCTACTCGTACTTAGGTTTATGGAGGTCATGGATAAAGCCCCAGACAAACTCTTCGTATTGCTGGGGCGTCATCTTTTCACCGCGCTCTTTTTCCCATTTGCAGGCAGCTGCATCGGCTAAAGCAAACTTCTCCTCGTTGGAGAGGTTGGGGAACAAGGTTAGTCTTCTTTGTCTTCTTTTTCATAGCGTAGTGGGAATGTGATTACCCAGACGCCAAGAGTGATCCAAATAAGCATACCGACAACATCCTTAGCGGAGCCTTCGAGTACAACCCACGCAACGAACATACCGAGCAGGGTCCATGCCTGGTCGATCATGTCCTTGAATAGTGACTTAAGAAAGTGAATCATTTAGTTTCCTTTTCTGAATTAGTTCGTCAAAGTTCTTGACTTTTGTATCTCCCAGATATGACCAGGCGTAGCCTGAGGCAATTAATGTGTCGTTGATGGAAATCTTTGTATCGTCAATGTAGAGCCAGCCAAGTACGCGACCATACTTCTCCGAGGAGTCTGGCTTCTCGGTTTTAATGACGATTGTTGTAGCACTAGAAAGCATTTGCTTGAGCTTTGCTTTGGACTCTAGGCCAAGAGACTTTTCGTACTTGTCTGTGGTGCGTGACTCAGGGGTATCAATGCCCGCGAGTCGGACGCGCTTAAATATGAAGATATCGAAACCAAGATCAATCTCTACGTCAATGGTGTCACCATCAACAACGTTGATTAGTTTCTTTACTCTGTACTCATACATTATGGTCTCCTTGCTGCAGATGCTGCTGCGCTGGTAGCGGCCGCGGTTGCAGTCATTGCAATCTGGCCAACGATGACGGCTGCGATAACAACCTTCTCTGACTGCTCGCGGACCTGTGGGGACATATCTGCACCCGCGTTACCTAGAGCGTTGAATGCTTCGGCCAATGCGACTACTGCAGCACCAACCACTGGAACTGCTGCTAGCTCTTCGTCAATAACAATGTCGTCTGCTTGAGCCACAACTAGAAGTGCTTCCAGAGCAGCTTCATATTCTGGGGAACCTTGCTCGGCATCTTCAAAGACTTCGAGGGCAGCTGCAACAATCAACTCTTGCTGCTCTGTAGTTAGGTCCTGAGGAGCAATAGTTGCCAATTCTTCAACTAAGGCTTCGATGTTCTCTGCAGTGATTGGCTCTGCAATCTCTACAACTACTGGTTCTTCAGTTGGTGTAGGTTCTTCAGTTGGCTCCTCTGTGGGTTCTTCCGTAGGTTCTTCGGTAGGTTCTTCGGTAGGTTCTGGTGTTGGTTCTTCTGTAGGCTCTTCAGTTGGCTCTTCGGTAGGTTCTGGCTCTACTGTCGGCTCTTCGGTCGGAGTCGGAGTAGGCTCCTCGGTTGGCTCTTCAGTAGGTTCCGGGGTTGGCTCTTCAGTAGGCTCTTCAGTAGGTTCTGGTGTGGGTTCCTCTGTAGGCTCCGGAGTAGGTTCTGGCTCTACCGGGGTTGGAGAAACAACTGGTGGAACAACTGTTGGCGTTGGCGTTGGAGTCGGGGTAGGTAGTATTACTGGTTCAACGTAGACAACTTGAGCAGTAACTGGGGTGGAGTTTTGAGAGTAGATGCTCTGAGAATCGTTGTCAGCGCGAACTGTGAATGAGTAAGTAGTGTTAAGACCACCAGTTGTCTCGAACTGTTGCTTACTGATTGTGTAAGAAGTTGTGGTAGACGCTACTCCCCATCCTGCTTGCCCTAACTGCCATGAGACTGCGTAACGCTCTACTGATGTTCCAAGTGCAACTGCTGGGTCCCAGGTTAGCGTGGCTGATCCGTCTTCATTAGGAGTGACAACTAAATTTGTTGGAGCCTGTAGAACTGGCACTACGTTTCCGGTAAATACAAAGTCAGTGATTGGGGTGGTAGCTGAAGCTACATCTGCATTGATGTTGAACTCTTGATTAGAAGTTCCGTTCCACTTGTAGTACTTCACAATTGTTGGGTTGTTGATGAAGGTGTTTCCAGTGAAGGTAGACCAACCAGGGAACTTTTGACCATTGTTGTAACCATCATCGTTGTAGATGGCTGTTCCGTTGTTGCGGAAGATGTTGTTCTGAATTAGACGGTTGTCTGTTCCCATGTTGAATGACGGTGGCATCCAGACGTTGTTGTAGTAAGCGATAGCGTTATTGGTGAACGTTGAGTTCTTAATAACAGTTCTATTAAGTCCAGTTATGTTCGCAGCATATGTGTTATTAGTAAATGTTGAATCTTCGATCCATGTGAATCGGTAGCTGTTAATAGCTGAGCTGTTGTTTGAGAAAGTTGAGTTGTAGATGTAGGTGCGGTTCTGGAATACAGAGTCTGGCTGTCCGACCCATGAGGTGGCCCCTACAGGAAGACTTGGGGTTGATCCCCAGTCGGCGGCAATACCAACTCCGTTATTTGTAAACTCTGCTTGGTTGTAAGTTGCCACGCCGGCGCTTGCGATGAATACTGCAGAACCACCATTCTGTCCGGTGAAACGCATGTTGGTTGAGTTGAAGTTACCGCGATCTTGGTAAACCATTCCACCGCTGGTCTGTCTACCGTCCTGCAGAGTTAGCTTGCTTGCAGTAAGTGTGACGCCCGAGTTGATGTAGAAGATGCGGAATTGGTCGTTACCTGAAATCTTTGTAGTTTCTTTGTTCAAACCTTCGATGGTTAGGTTGCTTGCAATTCTTGGAAGATCCGAAGTAAGAGTTATTGTTCCCTGAACCTTTATATCTATGCGGTCGTAGATAGAGCCAGAGATAGCGTTAGCCTGAGTGATTGCCCAGCGTAGTGTTCCGGCAACATAGTCATCACTTGTTGAGGTAACTTCTAGGGAAGTCGGAGGAAGAGTAACGGCAGAGTAGGCTGCAACGGTTGCTGTTCTTGCGACGGTTGCATCGTTGATTGCAACTGCTAAAGCAGCAGAAGCAGACGAAGCTTCGGCGTTCTTAGTGTTCCTAATGCTCTCAAGGTTTGCGAGGTAGTTTGCATTTGAGTATGTGTCGTATATAGACTGTGCAGCTGTCAGCGCTTGATATGTAGAAGTTAGTGCTGAAGTGGCAGAGTTGTATGCTGGAGTAAGCATATCTAAAGCTGCTTGCTTATTTTGATATGTCTGTAATGCTGTCGAGTCATATGAGTTTGTAGCGAAGACAATGTTGTCCATTGCGAAGTAATCAGACCATGCTGGAATATTGATGTACTGGATGGACTTGCCCTGAGGGGCATTAAAGATAACTGTTCGGACGTGGTTAGCGCCTTGGTTCATGCTGTCTAGAACATCAAAGTTCTGAGTGGTGCCATCAGTTAGATGAGCAGTGGCGACATAGTTTCCGTTAAGTGCGCCAACTATCATGCTGAACTGAGATGCTGGAACTGGTGGAACAATGTGAAGATTGGCTGTTGGACCCTGTAGAACTAGGTTTGGTGTAGACATCTCGCCACCATTCCAAACAGAGCCGATGTAGATCATTGAGACGTTCGTGGTGCTAACAGGAGTTGTTCCGTTGATTAGGAACTGTATAGAGCTGTTTACCCTGTTGCCCGCGAAGTTTTCGCTAACCGCTTGATTGTTAACGGTTGACTGGTAGTTGGTGTAAGCAGTGTTGCGTTCTTGCAGGGCGGATGAGTAGCTAGGAAGTAGAGCAGCGAGAGAGACTGAAGCTGCATCGTAGTTTGCTTGGGCCGTTGTAAGTGCCTGCTGTGAAGTCGAGAGAAGGGCTGGGAAGGCTGCAACGTTTGCCTGGGCAGTAGCTAACCCCTGAGTGGCAGTAGCAGAAGTAGATAGTGCAGACTCTGCAGTGGCAACAGTAGAGGAGAAAGTTGTGAGGGAGCTAGCGAAAGAGTTAAGTTCTGAAACCAGTGCCGGTGCGTACTGCTGGTAGTGAGCAATATAAGAGGAGTAGCTCTGGGTGTAAGCAGTTAGATCGGCCTTAAGCTGTTGAACCTGCTGAGCAGGAGTCTGCGATGCGTTGGACGCTAGTGCACCAGATAGAGGGAATGTAAAAGCGAGAATGATCGCTAGGGTGGAGTTAAGGGTTACTTTACTTCTTAGGGGTAGCTTCATTGTCTCCTGCTTCCTTCAGACGAACAACTTGTGAGAAGATCATGTTGACCTCTTTGCGGTCGATCTTTCCGTCCTCTAGGAAAGCAAGTGCGAGTTTTTCGATAACCTTGGCAACGGCTAGTAGTCCACCAAACGCTGCAGAAAGCCAAACGTCAAGGCCAATGATCGAGCCTGCGCCAATAACGCCTAGGGCGCTGGCAATAAAGGTGGCAACAATTCTGTAAGAGATGTCTAGGGTTAATCCGGCTTTGCTGTTTTTAACAGCTGGCTTCTTTGAAGTAGGCATTGGGAAAAGCTCCTGATGGCTCCCCAGCCTATAAATATTTTACCAGATTTGTTGCGCTGCTAGCTGGATTGTGTTAGGGTGTTGGTATGGAAATTACATTTGTATGGAGCTGGTTCTCCTTTATTGTTGGATCTGTGTCAGTTGTATTTGCTGCTTTCTTGCTAATGATGGTTTTTGCGTTCAAGCAGTGGAAGAAGCAGAAGCAGCAGAAGGAAGAAGCCGAGAAGGATTTTTCTTTCTCTATCCCTAGATGGGACAACAGCGCTTTCTAGTAGCTGTAAACTAGAAGGGTGCTAGACATCCTTTTAGTAGCAGGGGCAGTCATCTTTGTGGTGGCTGTCCTTTTTGCGCTTGTGCGGGGATTGGTGGGGGTTCGGAGAGAAATTATAAACGCCCTTAATTCGGCAGAATCTGAAGAGGAAAAGGCTGAGATTCAACGTAAGGTTGTGAAGGCTACATATCCGCCTAGGTTTAGACGAGACTAGTTAGTCTCTTTCTCTTCTACTTCTTCCTCTTCTCCCCAGACGTAAAGTCTTACGGTCTGGTAAAGATCAAAGGTTTCTGCAACGAGCTTCTCTGTTGCGAGGATAAGGTCTGCCTTTTGGTCCGGGTCCTGGGGTTGATCCAATTCAATGTGAATCTCCTGAACGGCATAGGTGCAAAGCTCTAGACGGCGAAGGGCAGTAGCTAGAGGGCTATTGGCCTGTGGCATTCTTTCGGCTGGCATAGGTATATTGTAGCTGAGGTTTGGGGAGGGGACCATTGCGAGCATCGGGACTAAAACAATCTAATTGACTATTGTTTCTTGGACGCTGGGATCTAAATTTTAGATTCTGGCTCTACTAATTTAGGTTTGAGATAGTCAGAATAGTCGTGATGATCGTAATGGTCGTGGTGGTCAGAATGGCTATTATCGAGAAAATATAAACGTTCCTATTGTTGAGGAAGAAGAAGGAGAGGAAGGCAATTTCTGATAATAAGTGGTAGGGATATTATCAAGGAATGAAGTTTAG